ACTTAACAATAAGATTACCACTACTATTAGTAAATGCACCATACTGAGTACCTGCATCTTTTAGTACTACATCAGCACCATCTGCATCAAGTATAACATCTCCTGCACTATCTAATAACATATCACCAGAAGATAATGCTATAGTTGTACCATCAATATTAAAGTTATCTATATCAATACCAGCATCAGCAGTGATCTTACCAGTAGAAGTAAATGTTCCACCTACGGCTGTATTACCACTAATATCTGCTGTACCATTTATATCTATTGCAGTAGCTGTAAGGTCAATCTCATCTGTAGCTCCAAGAGAAAGAACAGTAGCACTAGAGCCATGAATGAATTGTGAAGCATCATTAAACTGTATCTTATTAGTAGAATTAAGAAGTACTCCAGTATCAGCAACATGGGTAAGAGTAACATCTTGGTCATCTCCCAAATTAATTACAGCACCGTCTGCTAGGAATAAATCACTAAACTCTAACGATGATGTACCTAGTGCAGCACCATCAGATGCATCAGGTAGGAATGCAGTAGAAGCAGTTATGTTTGTTCCAGTAAGCGCACCAGTAACGCCTAATGTACCAGCTACAGTAGCATTTACATCTACGTCAAGAGTGTCTATATGTGCAGTACCATCTATAAACATATCTTTAAATTCTAAGGATGCTGTACCTAAGTCTATATCATTAGTTGTTATAGGAACAACAGCACCATCTTGTATGCGTAATTGTTGTACAGAAGAAGAACTTACTTGTGTATAAAATTCTAAATGATCATTAGACGTATCTATAAGTATCTTGTTATTCTGATCAGCATCACCAATTCTATCTATTGGTGGACCTTCTGCTGATGTACCATCATGTGAGTGACCTGATGTTTCATTAAAGGCTGCTAAAACTTGGTTAAGTTCTGCATTAAGTGGTGCTGCTGATATAACCTCACCACTAACTATTTGCGCTGCTGATTGTCTAGTATATCCTGCCATTATCTGTATCCTGCATCCTGGTATGTTATGGAGAACCCACTAACACTATAAGGTGCTTGGGTTCCTGTTGATGTTATGACCAAAGATATAGCTCTCCCTGATCCTTGGACATTAGTCTCTAACACTGGACTAGTCGAACCATCAAACTTAAATGTAGCATCGTATGTGCTATTTGTAGTCGTATATCTTGCTAATGAACCTGCTGTTGTTAAAGAATACGTATTTGGGTTTGGCGTATTAGGATCATCCCAATCATAAGCAATACCTAAGTTAATTGTAGATTCTCCTTCTGGCCTAGTAAATAAGGTGATATGCTGATATATTTTGCGTTTTTCGGTAGAGTCGAAATATAAAAAGGGAGATGCATAAACTGCCGTAACATCAGCAGTATCAAAAGTACTACCAGATTCTTGCTGATATATCTCACCATTTAGATCCCCATGTAATACAACTTCAACATCATTAATTAAACCACTGGTAGCTACGAAAGCTCTTATACCTAGTAACTCACCAAACTCCCAGCCCACTCTTCTATCTGCAAACCTAAGTCCACCTATTATACCTGCTGTATCTGAGGCAGCTGTAGTTATCTTAGGAAAGAAGTAACGGAACTGAGATTTATTTCTAATAACCACAGAAGACATATTAGTTAAGTCATGTGTACTAGGCAGTGATTGCAGCAACTGTTGTACAGGTTTAGAAATAGTTTCAAGTTCTACGTCACCAATTCTGGCAGTACCTTGAATAGGACGAATACCATCAGAGGCTAAAAATAATACATCACCACCTATTTCTATTATACTATCTGTGGCAATGCAACCAATATTATTTGTTACTTCAGCTAAAGCAAAGTCAGATGTACTAGACCCTGTTAGTCTTTTTATTTTATTTTTACCAAATACAAATAGACTATCTCTAAACTTTGATATACCTGTTATATTAAAACCTACGTTAATTGAGCCTGAACCATTAGCTGTTCTAAACCTGTTATCTACATTTGGCTCACTAAAAAGTAATTTGTTACCACCTAATCCTGTACTAGGAAATCCTGCATAGAACTGATGATTTTTAAAGTCTGTTGTCATTGAGGCTCCTGCTGGAGAAGCGTCATCTGATGTTGTATGTTCAGTGAAAGTAGAACCGTCAAACTTAGCAGGTGTATTAGTTCCATCACATATTATAACAGACTCAGAACCTGTAAATGAATTTATGCTTTCTCTTAATTTTAAAACACTAATATTAGATCTATTAGAAGCTATTGCAGTCCATCCAGAAGTAGCATACTTATATATAGAATATGATTGACTATATGTAGCTGTTACTGATGTACCACCAACGCCACTTGCAGTAGATGTAGCAAGAGAAGTAAATGATACTGTGTAAGTGTTTGCATCAGGTACAGATACTACTGCCATTTCTACAGCATTTGGAGTTATACCTCCTATAGCTGCACTACCTGCAAATGTTACTTTGTGTCCTACAGATAAACCATGACTAGTGTGTGTTACTGTTATTGTTGCGCTACCATTAGATACTGCAAAAGGATTGTCTGGTAAATCTTGTGTAATTGCATTTACTTTAAATGTTACTGAACTTCCACCACCAGTAGCACCAGAAGATGCAGCAGAAGTAAAAGCTACAGTATAACTATTAGCATCTGGTACAGATAGTATTGCCATGTCTACTCCATTTGGAGTAATTCCACCAACAGCAGCAGATCCTGAATATTGTATTCTATCTCCAACTGCTAAACCATGACTACTATGTGTAACAGTTATAGTAGCACTTCCACTGGTAACTACAAAAGGATTAGAACCTAGTGAACCATTATTATCTTTTAAGTTTCTTCTAGCTGCGTAAGGTATACCATTTAGTATCCAAAGACCTATTACTGGTCCTACACCTGATATAGTACCATGACTAGAGTCATAATCAGCATAACCATTAATACGTCTGTACCCACCAAACTGCGATACTTCCATATTTAACATACGCAAAGCTGAACCAGGATTAGTACTAGCTAATGCTAACGCATCCTCATTGGTAAATAAACCGCCTTTGGCTAGGACAGTTACATCCTTTAAAGCGTCTACCATTAACCATTACCATGTGGTACATTTATTAATCGGCTTACGCGAGTATCTCTAACATCAGTAAACCTGTTAATTAATAGAGTTCTCATACGATCAACGCCATCATCAAATCTTGCTTTGATTAATTGTGCCTGTTGAGCATTGTCTCTAAACATAAAACAATGATACAATGCACCATCTATAACTACGTGTTTGTATGCATCAGGTACAGACATGGTATCTGTAGCATTTACAAGATCTGTAGCATAGGCAAAGTAACTATAACTTACACTATAAGTAGCATCAGGTCTAGGAGTAAAACCAACTTTATTATCTAATGTGCGATACACGTACATAGGTTGATCAAAATCACCTGTACTAGCTTCTGAATCTCTTTCAAAGAACCTCTTTATAAAAGTGTCATAGTCTATTAGTTTAAGATTACGTGCAGAAAAGTTATTAGTTGAATCATAGTTGATTCTAAAAGAATCCCAGTCAGCTATTTTAAAGTCTGACTCTAATGCATATTCTTGTGTACCAGCAGTAAAGTTAAAAGGGAACTCAAATTCTCTCTGAGATATTTCTTGTATTGAAGAATTTATTGCATCTTTAACTTGTGCGCGAAAGCCTGTAGCAGTTGGAAAATCAATTGCAGTTAACTCAACTTCATTCAAACGTCTAAGTGTATCATTAACTAATGTTAAGAATGTTGTAGCCATATCTCACCCAAATTAAAGAAGGGGATAGCCCCATTACAGAACTATCCCACAATACTTTATTATGCTAATGTATCTCTTGCAGCAGCAGTTGGGAACTTCCCATTTGCGTTACAATTAATGCAAGTAGCATATACTCGTAGTACACCAACAGCAGCGGCTGCTCCTGCTAACAAAACATCAATAGTATCAGTAGAGGATACAAACTGAGTATAAGTTGAAGCAGCAGAGCCAACAACCGTATTGGTTTGACCGTTAGTTCCTTTGGCACAATAACCAGTAGAAGTAACGTCTGCTCCATCAATAATATCATCACCAGCAGCAAAGTCAACGTCAGCAGTTACACTTGAAGTAAAAGCTGTCATAACTTCAGCACCAGCATTAAGTATCAATGTACCAGCAGGTATTTCTAATAACTGAAAGATATCTCCATCAGCTACAGTATTACCAGCAGCAATAAATGCAGCTACATCGAGGTAAGCCTCGACATTGTACATTGCATTGTTACCATAATGACCTGGCATTACAGCAGAAGTATCTGCACCAACACCAGCGGTAGATGAAGCGGTAAGGTCAAAAGTAGCCATTGTCTATTCTCCCCTTAACCAGCAATATTATAGTGTGCGCGAACTAGTGCTTCAGGACGAAGAACCTTGCGACCATATAAATGTAACCCACGAACGATGTCAGCAAAGCTGTCATTGTCACGATAAGTTTCGACCTTCTCTACTTGAGAAGCCGTAGCAACAGCAGAATCATGTCCAGCAACAATTGCACCAAAGTGTGCGCTTGAACCATTAGTATCAATGGTAGCTGGGCCTGTTCCTATTGAAGGTAGGTTGTTTGACATATAAACTCTGAAACCACGGATCATGCCAGAGATGATACGACCATTACGAAGAATGTCTGGATCACTTGAAGCAAAATCACTGTTTAATAGTTTGGAGTTTTCGTCATTAAGCTGTTCAGCGAATACTGGATCGACAACAACCCAACGTCCATCACGGTCAACATTTTGTTGATCGAGCAAACGAGCCATACGGTTGAGAACTTCCAAAGGAGTTGCTTCACCAGTAGATCCGTCAGGATGCGTTGCAATTGAGTCGGTAGAAGCACCACCAAAAACAAAGCTGTCACGAGCAATTAACATAGAAGCTAGTAAACCATTAGCAGCTGCTCCTGCAATAGGATCAGTACCTGATTTATCAGCAGCTACTCTAGCGGTTCCAGCATTAGCACTAAGCGTAGCTTGTTTGAAACCTGTCAAGTAACCTAGAACTTCTTGGTCAAATTGATCTTTTAGACGATAGCCAGCACGATCACTAGCCATTGACTCAAAGTTTACATGAGAATGAGCTTCCTCAATGTCATCAATTTTAAAAGCAAAGTAGTTAGCTTTATCGACAACAAGAGTAAAGTCATCATCTTGTAGGTCTTGTGGAGTTACTTGCGTACCCCTTGCATATTCAGAAATTGTGATTTCTGGTTCTTTGATAATACGCACTGTATCACCAAAATTAGATATCTCACCAAAGTAATCACTGTTGGTTATATCTTCACAAACACTAGTTTTACGGAAAGCTGATTGTACCTTCTTACTGTAAATTACAGGAGAGAAGTTACCATTAGGTAGATTTCCATAACCAGTTGCAGTCTTAAAAGCCATTGGTTATCTCCTTTCGGCTATTACGAAACGAGCCAACTTTGACAGTTTCAAGGCTACATCTTTAGGGTGTAGGATAAACCTGGCCTAACGATTGTAGGTAGTTGATATGTTTAGAGTTAGCGTAAACAGGAGGTAGTCTATAAAAGAGGCTCCTAAAAGGAACTAGCCAATGTTTTAATCATCAGCTAGTTATATAATTGTATATAGTATATCACATTTAAATTAATTTGTCAAGCACTTTATCTTGCTGCACCAGTTAAATCATATACAAATGTACCATTTTTTACAGATTCTGAGATAGCTTCTTCAAATTTATCCCAGTCTTTACTGCTTAAATCTTTTACTCTTGACTCTGACCATACATTTTTATCTACTGTTGTAGGTTCTTCAGAGCGTTTAGTATTAGAAACAGACCTAGCTGCATCTTTAGTAGCACTAGCTTTTTTAGATCCTCGTTTAGTTTCTAACTTATACAAGTCTATTGCTTTAGCTGCTGCAAGATGATCTGTGTCATTCTCATATAATGCAGACTGTATCCACTTAGGTTGTTCTGCTACCCAATCGTGAAAGCCTTGATCTGCCCTTATATCTGCAAAGTCAGGATGTAGCTTTTCTAGCTCACTCTCTGCTCTTTCCATTTTAACTTTAGTTTGCATTTCGTCTACGTAACGTAGTTTTTCATCTACATCTTTACGTGCTTCTAATGCTTTCTTAGTTGCAATGGTTTCTACTATCTTTGCAACATCAGGATACTGTTCAGACCATTTTTCTAATTCTTCATCAGTCTTAGGTAACTTTACCTGTTTCTTAGTTAGACCTTCTATCTGAACTTTTAACTTATGTATCTCATCAGAATGTTGCTCTTGTATCTTTTGCTGATGTCTTCTTAGATCTCCATATCTTTTCTTAAAAGTTTTTTCTTCTGCATCTAAAGATTGAGTTTCCTCCTCATCTTTTTCTGCTTCTTCTACTTGTTTGTTTTCAGCATTTCTTGCTGCCTCTAGTTCTTGTATTTCTTTTTCTTCTTCTTCTATGCTTATTCTTTTATACATTATTGGTGCTGTTTTTACTTCTTCTTGTATTGCTTCCATTTTAGTTTCTTTCTTTTGGGGGCATCTAGTAGCTTTTCACCATGAAAAGGGTAGAAGGTAGCCCTGATTTGACTATGCTGCTTTTACATAGCCTACGCCTTCAACGTATCTTCTTTCACCCATAATACCTGAACCTTTATCTTCTTTTACAGGTATTGCTGATGCTCCTCTGTCACTATCTAATATACTTGCTGCATAGCCTAGTTTTTGAGGATCAGCAGGTCCATCTAAATCATAAGACTTAATTGCAGCCTTATACTCTTCTGTAGCATTTGGGGGGAAATTATCTGGGTCTTGATTTATTATGCCAGTTATTTTATCATTAGCTTGATAGTTATCATAATCTAATTCTGCACCAAAATCATCAAGCTCATTAAAAAATATTTTCTTTAACATATCTCTATTAGTAGCACCTTCAGGTATATCATCAGATTTTATACCATCT